GCTTGCCTTACATCATGGCTGGATTAGGAGGTTGGGCTTTACGTAAGGATATAAGTGGAGTCAAAGAAGCTGTTGAAAATATTGACTTTCCTGAGTATCCCACGTGGCCTGAGTTTCCGAAGTATCCAGAACCAACTCTTCCAAACTTCGATCCTAATGACTACATAAAGAAGGAAGATTTGATCAACTACCTTCCTGCTGATGGAGTATCACACGAGGAGGTACCGGATATAATTAATGTACCCACGGGTGCGTTAGTTTCCGGTATTGTAGAAGCGTTTCGCAGTGATAAACCTGATACTTCACATGCTGGTGGTGGGGCGGCAATGATGCCTTCTTCTGGGTCAAAGGAAAAGAAGAAGAAGAAGAAGAAGAAATTGAGACACCTTGAACTGAAGAAAGGCCGTATTTCTCCGGATGACGTGAGAAGGGTTAGAGACGACATCCGTACGGCCGAGAGTCCTTCACCGACTCAGTCAATGGGAGGAGGAAAGCGTGAATGACGCGAATCAAATTGGTACTCTACGACGTGAAGCAGTGGATTCTCTCAGGAGTGAACTACCTCTTGAAGGTAACTACCGCCTCACGGCTAGTCTTGACCGCACTGCTCGAGGCTTTAATACAGATCTTCGCACTCCTTTCTACGATGGGCGACCTCGCGAGGAGATTGTGGGAGCTCTTAAAGAAGCTTTGGGTTACACTGACTTTGAGGAGTTGACGGAAATTGATAAGGCTGAAGAGGCAAAGATTGGCTCTTTCTCCATTATGCTTCCCTACGCCGAAAGGGAAGACGACCTGCTTAAGTATTGGATGCAAGAGTTCAATGCCGATCCTGTAATTCTAGCGCGGGCTAAGGAGACAGTCTCATCTCTAATTCCGCCGCGGTCATTGCGGGCTGCGAGTTTTGACACGGCCTATGACCTGATGCCGAAGGATACCTCTCTTGGGTTACCTTGGGTAACACGAGATAGGCGGTATGCAGAGTCGTACCTCGATAGGGCTAAACTCATTGATAGTCCTGAGGATGTGTATCCTTGTATACTGTACTGGCGTGGGCAATCAGCTGGGTTGGATAAGGTGCCCAAGCAACGAGTTGTATGGGGTTTTGATCATGCGGAAACAATATTGGGAGCAACAATATTGTATCCAACTCTGAATTACCTCAGAAAGCTTAATGGTTTCTCCGCCTGGCTTGGTGATGCTTATGTAGACATGGCAATCACGCGTTTACTTAGGCGATCCAGGGGAAGAAGGATACTATCTGCGGACTACTCCAGTTTCGATTCTTCCCTCCATTATCGTTTGCTGGAAGCGGCAGATGACGTATTGGCGGGTTGGTTCGATGACGTTGGATCCGAACGTGTGAGGCTGCT